TATCTATTATTCCATTAACTAAGAGTAAAAGTAAGAGTTAGAGTTAGTTTTGTTTTATAATATGTTATTATTTAATATTTTACCATTTATTATATTTATACCACAACCAACTATATTATCATTTATTATTATATCTTTATAGTTTATATTATTTGTAATTACTTTTTTTAAACTTTCATTAAAATAAATATAAACAATATTTGATAATATATCTGTAGCTTCTTTACTACTTAATGATGGTATATTAGGTACACAATATATATATTTATTATTATAAATATTATAAGGATCATCTAAAGATTTTGTTATAGACCTTGTTGTCATTCCTCCTTGATCTATACATACGTCAATAAATATGGAATTATCATTCATAAGATTTAGATGTTCATCATTAATTATTTTATCAGTCTTTTTAACATTATTATATATTGACCCAATAACAATATCAGCATTTTTCATAATTTTATTTAAATTTTCAGGATTATATTCATAAATATTAAGAAATTTATTAATTATTTTTAAATTATGTAATTTAGAATAATTTATATCAATTAAATGTATATTATTATAATTTTTTAATAAAGCCTCTGTTAAAGCAGCATTACCAACATTACCCAAACCTATAATTACAAGTTTTTTATTATATATTTTTTCATTAAAAAAATTATAAGAAACATTTAATGAATTTTTTCCTGCTAATATTGACATTTCTTTTAATATTGGATAATTACCACTATTATCTTTTATACTTTCTAATGCTACACAACACGCTTGCGATTTTATCATATTTAATCTTAAATTAATATTACCTGCGAAATGAAAAAACCCTATTATTGTATGATAATCTTTTATTAAATTATATTCATATTCTTGAGGTTCTTTTACTTTAAATATAATATTAGCATTTTCATAAATTTCTTCTATTGTTTCATATACTATTGCTCCATTCATTATATAATCATTATCTGTATAATTGGATAAAATCCCAGAATTTTTTTGAACAATTACTTTAAATCCCATTAAAACGAGATTATTAACAGATAAAGGGTTAAAAATAACTCTTGCTTCATTATTTTTTAATTCTTTAGGGATACCAATAATATTATAATACATATAATATATAAAAATAAATATATATAAATTTTATATATAATTTTTCTTTAAATTTGAAATTTGTTTTAACATACTTGTATCATTTTTGTTTATTATTGTATTTTTATCTACTTTATTTTTACTTCGACATTCACTTATATTATTACATAAACATGGTATACGCTTGAACTGCTTCATATTATAAATCCAATTATAATCACTATTATTTAATGATTTATTCATTGGAGTTTTAAAAAATAACTTACACAATGTAATAGAAAAATTTTTATTACTTATTTTAATAAACATTATACATAACTTTCTATATAATAAATATATATTATTTTTATATTATTTTTTTTTACCTACAATTTTTTCTGCTTTTTTATCAAAATAAACTTTTTCTTTTAAATAATTCATATTTGGTTTTTTATTATATCTAATTTTATTTTTATTAAACAATTTATTTAAAATTGGAAATATATTACAATCAAAACATAATACTGATTCAATCATAATAAGGAAAATTAAAAATTTAGTAATATAAGACATTATTTAATTATTAATATAGTCATCTTTTTATATTGATTTAAGATATAATTTATCTTATTAATAAAAAAAAGTACATGTTTAATAAAATTTAAAAAATATAAAATATATTTTTATAAAATATTTTATATAATAAACATGTACTTTTTTTAAATTTTAAGTTTTTGCCTTATAATTTCCCCATCTTTTATAATACCTTCTATATAATTTTCTTCTATAAATTCAAGATATCTACTATTACAACTACAGCACATTCTAGCATTTTTTAATATAATACTATGATTATTATCTAATTTATATATATATTCTTTATATCTACCACCATCATTTGGTTTAAATATGTATATATAATTATTATTTATAATAATTGGTTCCAATTCCTCTTTTTTTGAATTACAAGGTCCTACGCAAAACTTAATATCTGATACATCAACAATGATGTCGCGATTTTCGTAAGTCATTATACTTCACAAAGACAATTGCCTTAACTGTCTTAATATTACTTTTTTTGAATATTTCATTTTTTATTTATATTAGTCTTAATTAAATCATTATTATTATTATTAAAATTATATAAAGATTATATAATATTATATATTGTGAAGAAATTCACCGCCCTCATAGCTCAGTTGGTTAGAGCGAACGGCTGTTAACCGTTAGGTCACAGGTTCGATCCCTGTTGGGGGCGTAAATTTTTTTTTATAAATAAAACTTTATTTTATTAAATAAAATCTGTTATATCTTCGTGGTATGTTTTAATATCTATGGGTGCTACTATTATTTTTTTTGTTTCATAATAACTGATATATGAAGCCATTATACCATATAATGAATTTGATACAATATTATGTTTTATAAATGATAGTAAAATAAATTCTATTTCATCTTGATAAAATGTTGAATAATATATATTATAATTATTATTTATAATGTTTTTTTTACACCATTCAATATTATTTGAAAATATAATAACATTTTTTCTATTTACTAAATTTAAAGCATTATTATAATAGTTAATATCTAAATTATCATCATTATTTAAATGTATAGATACTATATCATCATCTTCACATAACTCATTATTTAGTTTTGTAAAATGTGATTTTAAAGAATTATAAATATTATAAGCTATATACATTAAATTATTAGAAGAATAAACTAAATTTCTTAAAAAATTTCGTGTGCTATTATCACTTGTTTTAAGATTGTTAAATGATCTGAAATTACCATCTAATAATATATTTTTATTATCATTATCTATTAAATCTCTATATATATCATAATTATTTGTATTAATTATTATATCTATCTTATCATCAAATAAACATCTATAATATACATTTTCATCAAATAATACTAATCTTTTATTATTATTTATAGCATAAGAATAAGCAACTCCTAATTGTAATAATTGATATCCTAAACCATTTTTTAATTTAATAGAGACATAATTTAAACAATTATTATTAAAATTAAAATCAAAATATATATCAGACATTATTTATGTTTATACATAAATATCTTATATATTTATGCGTATTTTTATTTAAACATAATAAATTTATTATATATATATAATGAATTTTGATAATAATTCAAATAATGATATATTCAATTTAAATAAAAACAGTTTTTCTAATAACAATTCTGGTCTGCGAGCTGGCGATGATGCTATATTTAATAAAAAAAAAATTAGTGAAGATATTATTTCTTCATCATCAGCAAGTTCTGTAAGTTCTGCCGCATCTGTATCATCTGCAAGCGATAGTTCATCAGATGCTGGAAGTTCTGTAGCTTCTGTTAAAAAAAAATCAAGAAAAAATTCAGATAGTGATAGTTCGTCAACAGCATCAAGTAGTAGTGGAGGAAGTTCATCATCAAGTAGAAGAAGTGATATAGTTAGAAAAGAAAATAAAAGTTCTCAAAGTGAAATAATAAGAGAAAAAAAAGAAATTATTTATCAATTAGACAGATTAGAACAAAGGGGATATAAAATTCCTTTTAAATTTAATTTAAATTCTGATTTGGAAGAAATGAAATTAGAATATACTAAACTTTTAAAAGAAAAAGAAATTGATAATAGTATTCGTTTTCAAAGAAAAATGCTTATGGCTTTTGTTACTGGTTCAGAATATCTTAATAATAGATATGACCCTTTTTCTATACAATTAGATGGATGGTCAGAACAAGTTCATGATAATATTAATGATTATGATGATATTTTTGAAGAATTACATGAAAAATATAAGAGTTCTGGTAAAAAAATGGCACCGGAATTAAGATTATTTATTAGTTTGTCTGGAAGTGCTTTTATGTTTCATCTAACAAATAGAATGTTTAAAGAACAACCTTTACCTGATGTAGAAAATGTGTTAAAATCTAATCCTGATTTAATGAAACAATTTCAACAAGCAGCAGCAAAAGAATATATATTACCACAAAATAATAAACAAAATAATCAAAATAATGGTCCTGGATTATTTGGTATGGTAAGTGGTTTATTTAATAATATTAATAATGGTTCAGCTAGAAATAATATGAGTAATAAAGTAAGTAATGACGATAATGATTCTATTAGTGAAATAGATTCTATAATTGATACCGTACATAAAAATATAAATGTATCAAAAAAAAGAGAAAATAATATAGAGACATTATCAATAAGTGATGAAGAAATAACTTCAATAATTGAAGATACTGCTGATATTAATATATTAAAATCAAATAAAAAAAAATTAAATAATAAAAATATTAGAAGTTTAAATATTTAGTTTTTTTTTCCTAATGATTTAACACCTTCAGCAGTCTTTTTAACAATTGATTTAACTTGAGTAGTTGCTTTTGATAAATTAGCAGGTACATCTTTAATTCCTTTTATGGGATTTTTTAAGTTAGATTCTAAACCCCGAGTTATATTTTTAGCATTTGAGAAAAATATTGATAAACTTGATAATATTATAGGGAATATTAATAATACTAATAACATTAATACTAATAATATCATTTCAATTGTTGAACCTGCAAATATTAATTCTCTTCTTATATCTTCTGAGCATTTACATTTTTCAGTTATAAGCATTCTTGTATAAGTCATACACATAAATAAGTATACAGCAAATACAACATAAAATATAAATATTACAAATAAGTATAGTCCTGTTATTTCTTTACCAAATATAGAGGCTAATATTGTTCCGGGTGGTACAAACATAACAAATAATATAAATACTAAAGCAAATATACTAAATGATTTTATGAATCCTACATGAGGATATTTAAAGGCACAATCGCAATTACCGGATTTTTCTAATTTTTCTATATATGTATATACTGATACTAGTAATATAAATATAAATAAGTTAATTACAAAGTTCGCAATATATGAGGGTGTCATTATATTCATATCTTATATATTTATCTATCTATTATAATACAGGAAAAAAAGTTGTCATTCTTTAATAAATAAATTATTATATAAAAATTTTGTAGATTTATCATAATTATTTATATTTAAATCCTCTATTTTACTATAATTATTATCTGTTAAATGTTTTTTAAATATATCTAATAATTCTAAATAATAATTAACTACATATGATTTGAAATTATTTTCAATTAATATTTGTTCTATTATTTTTTCTATTACATTTTTTATTAAATGTTCATTTGATTTAAAAAAAAGTAAAGAAATTAATATATTTTTATTACTTAATTTAAATTTTTTATATTCACAAAATAATTCATAATTATTTTCATCCATTATATTTACATTATTATATTCATTTAATAATATCCATTTCTTATTTTTAATATAATCATTAAAATATGTATCGATTATTTTATTATTTTTATTATAAATTAAATATAAAATATCTAAATATAATTCATTATAGTTTTTTGATATATTTGTAAATACAATATCAGTTAATTCTTCTAAATCATCATTTACTGAGATTATATTTTTTATATCATTAATTATTAATTTTTTATTATTACTTGTTAATTTATTCAATAAACTTATAAATGTTTTTTTATTTTTACTAGTGTCTGTTAAATTTGTTGTAAATGTATGTATTTTTTTATTTGTTTTTATATTTGTTATTTTTTTCTTTTTTTTCTCCCATAAAAATTTTGAATCATATTTATCTTTAAAACAATTAAAATTATTTATTAAAAAATGTTTTTTTTCAATTGTCTTATCATTAATATGTATATTTTCTTTAATATAATAATCTAATTTATTTTTAAACTCACTAATATCTATTTTAATTAAATCATCATTATTCATATCACTTAATTATTAATGATTTTTTAATCTTATATTATTTTTAATATAAGAAATTTATCAATTTATAATATATGTTTAATAATATATTAGATATTCTTAATTATATAGATTATATTTATAAATATTATAATATATATAGAATCTTAATAATTGTAAATAATAATAATATTAATTTATATAGATTAAAAAATTTAATGTTACTATATGATAACAATTTTTCAATAAAAATTATGAATGATTTAAAAAAATTAAACATTAATGAAAGAATCGTAATAACATATAATAATATTAAAATTACAGATAATATTAAGGAAAACTTTTCTTATATAATTGAATATGAATAAATTATCTTTTTATTATATAGATATTATGGTAAAAAAAAATAGTTATTTTAATTCAACAACTATTATTTTATTAGGACTATTACTATTATTATTAGCATTTGCTATACCTTTATTTGTAAATGATAATAAAGTAAATAATATGTCTAAACAATTAGATGTTATTGAACAATTTTATTCTAAAAAACTTAATAAAAATAAAAAAAGTAGAGAAAAATTTGAAAATAAACCTGACTCGAATTATAAATTAGAATTTTATTCAATGAATGGATGTCATCATTGTAATAAATTTAAAACTACATGGGGTAAAATAAAAGTACATCCTGAATTAGGAAAATATGCTATTGAAATTGGTCCCGAATCACCAGACTATGATAAATTATGTAGAACACATAGTATAAGAGGATTCCCACATATACAATTAACAAAAAATGGTGTTAAAATATCAGAATATAAAGGATTAAGAAATTTAGAAGATATATACAAATGGGTAAGGAATAATATAGTTTAATATGTGTTTTTTTTATTAATTATTTAAGATTTCATAATATTAAATGAGTAATTCATATTTATTAAAAAAATTTAATTATTCAAATGGAATATTAAATAATTCTGTAGATGCTACATATATATTATATCTAGAAGGTAATGTTAATAGATATAATAATATATTAAATCAATTAAATAATATTGTTCCAACTAATATAGTTTATATATTATTTAATAAAGGTTGGAAAAATGGTAAAAAAAGAAGTTATATTACTAATTCAGCTATTGATTTAATTGATGCTAATATTACATGTTTTAATCATGCTAATAAAAAAAAATATAATAATATATTAATTCTTGAAGATGATTTTGTATTTGATAGTAAATTAAATGATTTAAATGTAATTAAAAATATAGATAATTTTTTATTAAATAAAATCGATACATCCTTTTCATTTTATTTAGGAACAATTCCATTTATATTTTATCCATATAATTTATATATAAATAAATCTATTTTAAATATTTATACACATTCAATAATATTTTCAAAAAAATATAGAAACTGTGTTTTAAATTATAATTATAAGAATCTTATTTGTTGGGATTTATTTCAAATATTATTTAATTTTAATAAATATTATTATAATATACCTTTAATTTATCAAACTATTGAAGAAACTGAAAATTCAAATAATTGGTTAGTACCAAAACCTATGAAAAAATTATGGTTATATTTAAGTAAAATAACAAATTGTGATAAAGATCCACGCTTATTTTTTAAAATTATGTATATATTTTCTTATATTTTTACTATAATTATTATATCTTTAATTATATATATATGTATTAATTTAAGTTAATTATATTATTTAATAAAAAATTTGTTTAAATATTCTATTAATTTAACAACTTCACCTTTTAATGTATTATTTACATCAGGTGTATTAATATCTAATGTAATATCATTTTCTGTCTTTATACATTTAGTTTTAACTTCTTTTAATTCATTATTTAAAGATTGAATACAATTAATTAAATAATAGATTAAATAAATTAAAATAACACATATAATAAAAAATGTTAAATCCATATCTATAATTTATAATTATATTAATTTTAAATTTGCTGTTCCATTTGTTATATTTAAAAAATTATGACATACTAAAAATATCTTTACCTTATAATTTGATACATTTAAATTTAATTGATTATTTTCAAATTTTTGATTTACTATTCTTTGTAAATTATAATTTATATCATCATTATTATATGTTTTTATTTTTAATTTTAATTTATTATCAATAACCGCATTAAAATGTCCAGATGAATCTTTACCTTCGGGATTTAAAGAAAAACTATACATATATATACCTTTATTTCGTGGTATATTACTATGATATTCGTGTGGTTGTATTTTATCAAAATAATTATTATCAATTTCTTCAAATATTAAATATTCATTTGCTATTTTATAACTAGCATATTCTAAAATATTATAACCCGGTTGTTCGCTAATTGACGCTGTATAATTAAAATGTTCATTTGTATGATCATTATTATCTCTATATATCACCCAAAATATTTCTTTTAATGGTTTTGATATAATATTTAAAGTTATTGTCTGTTCATTATCATTTAATCGTAAATCATCATTAAATTCTATTATATCATCGAATAAATATTCATGCATTACTTTTTTTTTATATTCACGATATTGCTTTCTATCTAAATATATATTTGTTGATAGTAAATGACTTTTAATATCTATAACATCATTACTAAAACTATTATTTAAAAATGTTGATAAATTTATATTTTCATGTTCTGGATTTTTTATTCTTTTTAAATTATTATATAAACTAGGGCTTATATATCTATTTAATTCTTCTGAATAGACCTGATATAATTTTTCACTATCTTCTAAAATTATTTTTATTTTTATTGGATTATTTTGAAATAATAAAATTGGTAATGCCATTGAAGTATCTTTACTAAACCAAAAAGGCAAAGGTATTTTTAAATCATATTTTCTTATAGATGGTATATTTTTTTGTTTATCTGAATTTGGATAATAATAAAAATTAAATTTATTATTTGTTATTACAATTTTTTTATTATTAATTACATGCGGATTTGTTAATTCTTCTACATCTCCTATCATTGAATTATAACCGATACTATCATTTAACAATTCTTGATTGATATTTAACCAGTGATTAGTAAATTTTTGTACAGTTGTAGAACCAATTTGAAATTCTATA